TTGGACGCAGAACAGCGTCGGAACTGGCGAGACAGCCATTTCGAGGAGATGAAATATGCCGGGCCAGACAAATTATCTCGAATGGAAGCCAAGCGAAAGGCCTCTTCTGGTGGCAGGCCCGGTAAGGGTGCCAGAAATAAATAATTCATCTAATATTCATTTTCCAAATATAATAGAAATCATGAGGGATGAAGTGGCTCTTTCGCGGTGACGACCATGTATCTGAGAACCATTCATAACCGTTGCAAAAAATGTGGCACATCTCTTCATGCAATCCAATCTACGTGGCAAGAGGAATGCGGCATGTGTCATCGGAAAGAGAGAGCTTTGCAGCATACTGGAAAGTCGGCCGGGGATTGACATGAGAACCATCGACTTGGACTTGTGGCAGGAAGGCGCTGCCCTGGGTTTGCCCAAGATCATCGTCACATCTACTCGAAGCTCAGCAAGCTGAGCCAATACGTTCTGCCCGGTTCTGCATAGCCGGGCAATCCTCCACTTACTATCATGATCATCTCAAATTTGAGGCAATGCATAAGGTGCCCGGATACTCGAACCATACAGAACCAGGCTCTAAGAGCCAGATGTGATATTCCGGGATGTATGTGGGCAGATTCCGCTATACTGTGACACGATAGCGCCTGCCTTTCATAGTCATCACTGGTGACACGGCTGACTGGATACCTGATTTTTGGGTCCCCTCCTACCCATTGAGCCTACAATCTTTCGCCGTACCCGACTGACCGTTCTAATTTACAATTCTGGATTGATACCATGTGGCAAAATCAAAACCTCCTCGTTGTTCTATTTGCGCGGACAAAAATCGATGTGCAATAGACCTAGAATACATCAGATCGCGAGATCAACGCGGAACTGCGCGGAAATTCAAGGTATCTGAAGATGCTCTTTGGAGGCACATAGACAAGGGGCACATTTCGGAAGCAGTGAAAGCCTCTGAGAATGTAAATCTCGCTAATCATGGTCTGAACATGCAGACATGTGCTCAAGAGATCTATGAAGTTGCCGTTGGATCTGCCAAAGACGCCCGGGCAGCTCGTCAATTTGGTGCGGTGGGATCTTGCTTGAATCCCGCGGCCAAAGTCCTGGAGATCCTGAACAAAGGCAATGACAAAGACGACGACCGACCCGGTATAGATCGAGCAGTGGAACAAATGAAGCATGACAGAGACGTTAGAAGAGCCAAGTTATGACGGCTGGCTTTTTCCAGAACCCGATTCGAAACATGAAGATGTCATTTTAGATTTCAATTTCGAAGATTATAAGCTATCCGTTCTTTGGGGTTCGGTCTCCAGCGGAAAGACTGTAAGCAGCTCCGAAGCCTGGGTGAGCCTCATCAAACGTGCTCCCAAGCATTATCCCTTCGCCATGATAGGGAAGACAGAACTCACCCTGGAAGCTAATGTCTTAGACCCGCTAACCGATTGGCTAGGGTCCGATGTCTGTTATAAGCGCGGAAACGTGGCCTGGATCTATGGGCATAAGGTAAGGCTTTACGGGGCCAACGATGCCAAAAGCAGATCCAAGATACAAGGCAAGTCTCTCTATGCCTGGTATGGTGACGAAGTAACCACCTGGCCGGAAGACTTCTTTATGATGGCCTTGTCCCGGCTCAGGGTTGGAAAGTCGAAGGCGATCCTCACCATGAACCCCGAGGGGCCGTATCATTGGTTCCATAAACAGATTATAGAACGGGCAGATAATCCTGCGATCCGGGCAAAACTCTATCATTTCACGATGGAAGACAACCCATATCTTCCAAAGGATTACAAAGAATGGATTTCTAGCTTGTATGTACCTGGCACGGTATGGCACAAGAGATGGATTCTCGGAGAATGGGCAGCAGCGGAAGGAGCTATTTATGATTTCTTTGACCCCGAACCAAAAGGCGGTTATGTAGTCAATGAAGTTCCTGAAGAATTCGACCGATATCATGTAGGCATAGATTATGCCAACTCTTCTGTTAATGTGATGCTTCTGTTAGGTCGTTCTGCCGAGGTCTGGTATCTCCTCAGAGAGAAATATTGGGACGCCAAGAAGCAGGGCCACCAGAAGACCAACACGGAATACTCTAAAGACTTTGCGGATTTGATAGAGGGCAAACGCGTTAGAACAGACTGTGATCCTGGTGGCGGTGGAGCGGGGCTAATCACGCAATTGAGGCGGGATTGGCAAGGGCATGGCTATATCATCAATGCAGCTATGAACCCTGTTATCCCTGGCATCCAGGCCGTGACCAGCCTCATGACCTCGGGGAAACTTAAGATTCATTCTTCTTGTCGAAATACGATACAAGAAATTTCTAATTATGTTTGGGACTCTAAAGCCCAAGAGAAGGGCGAGGACAAGCCCCTAAAAGTGAATGACCATTGCGTGGACGCGCTTAGATACGCTATTTTGAGGGAAACAGCAGGCACAATGAAAGTAGGCCCGAAGCCCGCAGGATTCTAAATTATGTTACGTTGTGTGATTTGTGGCGAAGACCTGGGCGAGCATGACGGCTATATCCGGGGATCGATATCCGGGGAAGTCGTAGAGCTTCTATCTTCATCCACACCCAGGACAACGGGTCAAAAGAACTCCTGGGAGGGCGTGGCCTTCTGCCTGAAGCACTTCGAAGACATACCTAAGAACATTGCTGAGAACCTTGGATTGATCGCGAAAAATAGGAAGCTAAACGATGATAACGGACACTGAAAAGATTTTTGCGATTGGTCAACCCTGGCCACCCTCGGACCCAGATACCAAGGACCGCCTCGCTATCTATGAGCGAAACGAAAATCTTTTCGAGGGCTGTCATGAGAAGGTCTGGCAAGACGAACTCAGGAGGCTCCGGGGCGACAAGTCCGGAGACCTCAGGCTTAAACTCAATTACTTCCAACTGATATCCCTATTCTGGGCTGATATGGCAGTCGGTGAGGTCCCTGATGCTAAGGCAGATGAAGAGCAGCCGGCACAGGTCGACGCACTCAAGCGGATCATCCAGTGGACAGATCTCTGGTCAGTTCTGGATGATGCCATAATCGATATGAGCAAGTGTGGCGACGCTCCGATCAAGATCCGATACCAAGAGTACGGCATCGTCGAGAACATCCCACCGGAATACTGGTTTCCTGTTGTCGAAGCCTCGAATGTCAAGCAGCTCAAGGCGCACATCATAGCCTATGAGTTCGATGATCCAGGCACGCCGGCGCAGACCGTTGATATCCCGACGATGATCCCTGCCACCGCGCAGCTTACCGACGCGCAGATCAAGGCGGTAGAATCGGGGAATGTCCTGACATCTTCTGATAAGATCTCCTTTCTCAAGGTCGAAATTCATACGGTCGGGCAGATCGAGCACCGACTCTATCGGTTGAAAGATAAGAAGATCAATGCGCAAGTGGATCTCAATTCGTTCCCTGATTTCAAGGCGCTGCAATCTATTGAGCCAACGGGCTTAGACGATTTTGCTATTATCGTCCTACATAATACAACTTCCACAAAAAGGTATCATGGTAAGGAAGACTATTCGATCTTCTTGGATGTGATCAAGGAACTGGAGATAAGATATCCTCAGGTTTTCTTCATACTGGACAAGCACAGCGATCCTTCCATGTACGGTCCGCCTATGGAAGAGCAAGACCCTCGGGACGGAGAATACAAGGTACAGGGTGGTTCGAGGTATTACGCACTAGCTGACAAGGAGCAGGCAATACCGGGCATGATCACCTGGGATGGTCAGCTCGCGGCCAACTTTCAAGTCATAGCGGGCGAATCCTGGGGCCTCATGCAGAGATTCTATGAACTGTCCGAGACTTCCAAGGTCTGTTTCGATTCTAGCGCGGGCGGGCAAGGACTGTCTGCCCAGGCTCTTAGGCTCATGATGTGGAAGCCACTCAAGAAGGCAAACAAGATCCAGAGGCGGCTTACTCCGGTCGTACAGCAGCTTATCAGGCTCGCGTCCCTGGCTGAAGTGAACATGTCCATGAAGGACGCTGTAGTGATCGAGAACGTTACAATCAATTGGCATGATGGAATGCCGGTAGACGAGAGCGCGGACGCCCAGAGGGACTCAACGCTAGTCACTGGAAAAGTCCGAAGCACGCAAGGACTGATGCGTGACAAGGGCAAATCCGAAAATGAGATCACACAAGAAATAACAGAAATGCGTGAGCAAGTAGTTTAATTTCTTTTTCCTAATAACAATCATAGCATCGGGGGTGAAAAAATGGCAGATGAAGTAAAGGTAAAAGACGGCGACAAGGAAACCACAACCACATTCAAGAGCAAAGCCGCAGCGGATAGGGCGGGTAGGCTACCTGAAAAAGATAAGAAGTGATTCTCAACAATTATTTTTTCCTAATAATAAACATCACAATCACGGCTACTGGATGCCTAATCCAGGGAGATATCTCTTATG